TTTGGTTGTAACTGGTTCTAAACACCATTCCCAACCGTCATCACTTGTCTGGTCATAAGCATAGTCCATTCCAGTAGCAGCAACAGCAGGTTCACGTAATGTCTGTGTACCTTTATCGTGAAATGCGAATTGTAAACCATCTGGATACCGATGCACTATCTGAGTACCATCCCAAATAACTGGAAACTGAGCAAAATCATACGCATTTGACAAATGTCTTAATCTTGTCTTTTGAACATTGTATGGTCCAATTACATAATTCCCATCACCAGGAACTGTTCGACTTATTTCATTTTGTGCTTTCATTTTTTCCTTCCTTTCCTGTTAAGTCCAACAAGCCATTAATTCAGGTACAGAGAACTCAAAACCAACGTCGGCCATAATCAGGTCAACCCGGAAATCTTCTCCACCCTTTTCGACTGTTTTAACTCCAGGAATAATTTTAAAATCCCTACTAATACCATTCCCAATCATAGGACGAATTGCACAACCATTAAAGTTCGCAGCAATCAGTTTTACATGCGTACTGTCCAAATGCGGGTCAAGTATGAAATTAACAACAGTTCCGTCAACCATAATCCTACGTGTCTGAATACCATCAATAGAACCAAAACCAGCCCATGAAATCTGATAGTTAGGAGACAACTGAACCGTATTCTGCATTAATCCACTAAGTTTCGCTAACCAGTTCCAAGTTCTTGTAGGACAGAAAAAGCCAGTAGAACCGCCCATATTAGGTTGTAGTCTTTTGTCATTATAAGCACTAAAGTCTTCCAAGAAGTCATCAAGTGTTTTACTTGCATAGGTCAATGAAAACTTATGTCCATTATTCAGAATAAAGTTAACCAAACCTTCTGTGTAAGTAATACCATCAGCATCTTCATACTGTTCACCAAAGTAAGCAGACTGAGCCATGTCCCAATTAAGCATTAATGTTTTTTTCTGCCATTCCTCTGTCCAAGGATTTTTCTCAAATTTCAATTCAGTAGCCATTGCCCTTCCAGACATTAAGGCTGTTTCTTTAAAAATCTGATTCAATCCATAATCAGTTGAATAAGGCTGGTCACGATAAGTTGGCCCATAACCAGACAATTCATGATAAGCAGTACCAGCAACTTTGGTTCTTGCAGGTTCAAGTTTCTGCGCTAAACTACCAGTCCCAGTTGTATGAGCGGCACTAAAAACAATTGCTGTTGCCTTTGCCCAAGTTGTAGCAGCAAGTAGTGAAGTAGGATATTTATGAGTTGAACTGGTTTTAATCATTCTTACATTAACCAAAATTCCTTCTGCTATTGCAACCCCAGTACCATAACCATAAATAGTAAAGTCATACACTGAAAGTACCTTAACCATTGCATACTCAGTAACAGCATTAACTGTTCCGGCTCCAGCATGTGGGGTACTTGAAGAAACTGGAATTTTAAGAGTTTGATTCTGTAAGATATAATTAGGTTTAGTACCAACGTCACCAATCATAATGTAATCACTATCAGAAGTAGTTGAACCAATTCGATTGTGTAAGTTACCAGATAACTTATAATCACCCATCATTGCCAGGCAACAGGTTTGTCCCTGAGTTGTAGGCAAAGACGAATTAGCAAACATATCATCACCACCAGGGGATACACTCGCATCAAGCAAATCAGCATAAGGACCAGCGGCTGTCTCTACCCAAGCCGTTTCACTACCAGCGGTTACTGCTAAATCAGCACTTACAAGTTCACCAGCAGCAGATATTCCAACCACATAGCCATATCTTTCCCAACCGGCAAATTCACGCTTTAAGGTATATTTCCATTTCCAGTCGGTTGTTGGTTTTTTGCGCCACTTATTCATTATGTGGAGCAGTGGGTCTCGTGACTTTGAAATTTTTGTGAACGAACTACCGAAGTCGTACGCTCGTCTTAAATCTCCAGTATCTATTGCAACACTGGAGCGACTTAACCTACCACTAACATCAGTTACATCTAATGAAGCAGCAGGATGCCCAGAAGTATGAGGAGTATCCCCAAACGGGCGGCTAATACCACCATAATCATCAGCCATTTTGTATTCCTTTCAATCAATCATGTTATTTACTAAAATAGTTTACAGATGAATTTCTTCCCCCACTTAGAATTTTTTCAAGGTCTAACTCTTGTGATGTTTCAAGTAAACCATTAGAATTAACATTAGATAAGGAATCTGGTATGTTCTTTAATTTATTTTTATGAGTTGTAACTTCTGACATAATAGATTTAATCATGTTTTCGTCTCTGTCTTTTAAAGTAAACAACAAATGAGCAGCCTCTAAACTAAAAGGTGTTTCCTGAATATATCCCTTAAACTGCTCCCATTTCTTATCGTCAGTGTATCCAAACTTACCACGGAATTCTTTTTCTTCTTTAGCAGCCTCAGTAGCACGCATTTGACCAAGAATTTCATCTTTCAATTCTTTCTTAATCTCTTCACGTTGCCTATACACTTCAAGTGCCTGAGTTGCTTTTAGAACTCGTGCTGAATCTGAATTTTTGTTCTTAACGGCTTCATCGGCATCAAACAAGAAATTTTCCTTGTTAATTCCAAGAAGTTCAAAAACATCTTTAGGTTGCGGGTTAGTTGTTTCTTCAAGTTTTGCTTTAAGGTCAGCATTCTCTTGAGCAAGTCTAACACCTTCTCTGCTTGAATCAGAATAACGTTTGCTTACATTATCAATTTCAGCAATTCTACTTTCTAATTCAGCAATTTTCTTAGCATCAACGCTAACAACCTTTTCTTCTTTCTCTTCTTTTTTGTCTGCGTCGTTATCATTCAAAACATTTTGAACAATAGGAGTACTAATTGGTTTAACTCCATCAATCTTATCAGACAGTGCATCAAAGAAATTTTCACTTTCAATAAAAACGGAGCCAGTCCCAACCGGGTTACCGTCAGTTTGAGCAGTTACATTTCCATTTGCCATTACCATTCTTTTACCTCTTTCTTATATTAAAATAGTGAATCTAAAATTAAAAGTCAAGAACTATTTTAGTTCCATGTTTCTACTTTTTCACACTTTTCTCATTTTTCTTTTCAATCTGTTTCTCTTTCTCAAGATTTGTCAACTTGTCTGATACCTTTGTCATTTCAACAAGCAACTTATCTTTAAAAGCATCTAAGTCATTTTTCATCTGCATACGTAAATTCTTCTGTTGTGCTTCCGTCTCAAGTACATCTTTTCTGGATTCAAGTTGCCCACGTAATGACTGTAATGCTATATTGCCTTGAATTACTTGGCGTCTAAGTGTTTCATTGTCACCATTTAATGACTTAATTTGTTCAGTACCACTATTAATCTGATTTTCAAGTTGAACATACAATGACTTTCTAGCAAGTATGTCTTCCTTATTTGGAATGTCAGTCTCAGGTAAAAATGCTATGTCGTCAATAATATTGTCCTTTAGATAATTGTAATATTTTTCCTCTTTTGCTTCTCTATTAATGGGTAATGTAGAACCTTCAACTTCAATAATATCAAATTGAGCAGTTTCATAATCATTCCATTTACCAACAATATCACCATTGTCATTCCAAATAGGAACATTAATCTTTGCTTCAACGTCTTCTTGCCCAGCAGTAGGACTTGTTATTCTCCATACTTTATATGTAGTATATGTGTCCTGTGCTACCATCTTAAATACTTTTCCAACTTGTCTAAGAACTGGTTCAAGAACATTAGTAATCCAAACTTTTAAAGGTCTGGTACTAAATTCATCACGAGCCATTGCTAACTTATAAGGTTCATCTTTACTAGCAACTGCTCCCATCATGTGTGCCCAAATACCAGATATATACTCAAAATCCTGTTTACCTTCTTGTGTAATTGTAAAAAAGGCATTATTTAATGGTTCAGGACTTAAACGTTGTGGGACTGCTCCTTCTATTACATTGTATTCAAGTTTACCACCAGGCATTGTTACATTAGCGTCCCATTCATCCTTATCTACTATTGAACCAGACGGTATTAACCATTGACCACTTGTAGACATACTGGCATGATGAAGCATAATCTGATGGGATTTATTAATTTCGTCCTGTTTTCCAATAAGTGGTTTAACAGAACCAATAGGCAATGTATTCCCAGTCCACATGTAAGGACAAGGAATAATAGTATATTCTGACCAATTAGTCTTTTTAGACCAGAGAAATGTATCGTCACCAACAGAAACTGTAACTTCAATTCTTGGTTCATGATAAGGTCTGGCATCAATAACATTCTTAGCAAATTCTGCCGTTTTCATAAGTTTATTGTATTCTTCTTCAAGTAAATCGTATGTTTCAATTGGATAAAGCATATCGCTTACTTCCGATTGAACAACTTTTTCCTTTTGAGCAATTGTCTGTGTTGCTTCCTTCGCTGCTTTTTCAAGTTCCAATTTATAACGACTGTCAATTATTTCACCTGATGTTAACTTATTTTTTAACATTGCCTCTTTTTCTGTTATTCCTACTGAAACTTCTTTTCTAAATTCATCAAGCATTACAGTTGCGTTCTTTACAATCTCAACTTTCTGTTCATCTGTTAATATTCTTCTAATTGAAACATGATAAAATCTCTTTTGTATCTTCCTGTAGATTTCATAATATGCAATAACATCATCAAATTCACCATCTAACGGCTTAATAGCAAATGTTTCTAAATCTTGTCCTTTTGGGTCATATACCGTGTAAAGGGCATTACCAGAAGCATTTTCTATCTTTTCAGCAAATTCTGGCCATCTCTGTTTTAGTATTGACTTGCTCATATTCTTAGCAATACCAATAAATGCACCGTCTCTACCCATAATATCTCTTGCTGATGGGTCCATAAAAACATCTTCCATTCTTACCCAATCATACAGAACTTCTCCCATACCTTTATCCATATTCTTATCAACTCTAATATGGAAATAACCAATGCTTTTTACAAGAGTGCTTTTTAATACATGCCCAAAAACCAACTTACCATTAGATATGTCAAAACAATAATCTGATAATTGCAAATGTATGTTAGCAATATCAGAATCTCTACCATTCCTGCCTCTAACTGTCCATTTTGGAGGATGGGATGTTAAAAAATAACTCTGAATTTTAACTGTCGGAGTAATCATATTAATTGTAAATGTTGGCATTCCAGCATCGTCAAGTTCCTTTTTTTCTTTTGCCGTTTGCTGGTCGTCTTCGTAATATCTTTCGCATGTAAGATTAGCATACATCCATTTCTGTCTTTTTTCATTGTTGGCCATCATTATAAGTCTGGCATTATTCTCTGCCATCTTCTTTTGACTTTCAATTTGTACTGCTTGTTCTATCTCGTTTTCCAACTCGTTCTCCTCATTGTAGACATTTTTAGGAATCTGCCTAATGTTAAATCTGTCCCACTATTAATCTGTTCTTTCGCTTCTTCCCTAGAGAACATAGTCATTCTTTTAGGTGGATAAGCATTCTTATTAGCAAAGAAAAATGTTTCAATAGTATCATCATGTGCCATTAATGGCCCAAATGTAACTGTTTCATTTATCAGGTCATATTGTGATTCTCTATAATATATTAATCCACTGGCATACATACTGTCAAGATAAGTGTATATCCTATTGTGTTTATTTGTTCCACCTGGCTTAGTAGCAACTATCTTTATGTCAAATCTGTTAAGGATTCTCTTTCTAGCATTTAATGCCTGAAATACACTTCTTGTCATTGCTACATCTTCAACAGTACCAAGTTTACAATGGTACTTATCATACATTTCAATTATGTAATCAACAACTCCCTTTTTACCAATAAGTTCATCTGTTTGTGGGTCTCTTTGTCCAACAGTAGGAATTGATAATTTCCTAACATAATCTAATACATATCTTTTATTGAACTGGTCAACTGCTATAACCATAATAACCGAATAATCAGAACTCTTTGTATCAATATCTGTTGCTGGGTCACAACCCAGAAATGTACTAACAATAACTGGTTCATTATTGACAACCATATACGTAGTATCATCACTATACATAATTGTATTATTATGCCAATTTATATGTTCTCTAGTCCAATTAGCAGTAGAAGGAGAAGACACTTGTAATTCATATTCCTGATAATACAAATACAATTTAGGCGGGTTAGATGTCATATACCGTTTTCTTATATTGTTAAGAACATCTCTACTTATATAATCATTCCATAATACTCCACCTGGCATATTTGGTTGTGTAGCAGGATATGTAATAACTCTATATGGATATTCGTTTAACTTTCCTTCCCGTTTGTAAAGAGAATATTCGTCAAGAACATTCTGTATCATTGAATCCCAATGAACAGGAGTACCAGTCCAAATCGCTCTACATCTTGGTTTTGTAGTTTCAACGGCAGGTAAAATACCAGCGAGAAATGTCTTCTTTATTTCCTCTCTTGAAGCAAATGTCTTCGTATTCTGTTCATTTTCGCAATCATCTAAAAATGCTCTGTAAATTCTCAATGCTCCATGACTAACAGTGGCTTCTGTGGTACCACGAACTGATTTCATATTAGAACCACACATAAGAGAATCACCATCTCTTGTAACAATTGCCTCTTTATTCCACGTCTCGCCAGACATGTTGCCAAAATAACTATTAATAATAGGACTGTCGTCAAAATGTTTTCTTATGTACTTAGCATTTCTTTTACTGTCATCTTGACTTTTTGCTATCCAAACAAAGTAATGTGGCCCAAATTTCTCCTTATTTGCTGCCTCTTTATACCAAAAGTCTTTTAATCTAGATGTCGATATGTCACCAAACCGCCCCAGATTATTTCTAGTGTAGGAAAGGTCATGCATAATACTACACTTAGAAATTGTAGTTTTTGCGTGTTGTCTGGGTACGATTACAAACAATGGCAATGTACTGTCAGACATTAATTCTTCTTCCATTTCAAGATGAAACACACTTGGCTTACTTTTTGTAAAGTCACCTGGTAGAAAAGTAACACCGTATATGTTTAAATTCATAAAAGACAAGTATAAACGATACTCGTCATTTGGAATGTCTTCTTGTGGAAGATAGACTATTGCCATTAATTATCTCCACAATCTTCTAAATCTGATTAATCTAACATATAATTTATCAAGTTTAACCAGATATTTTGTAATGACTTCAAACTTCTCAAAATCATCAAATTCCAATGCTTGTTGACATTGATTAAACAGAATATCCCGCTTCTTTGAGACATCCTCTAACATCCTTGACAATATCTCTTTCAACTTCAATATTTCCACCAACTTCTTTTTCTTTGTTATCATTATTGTCCACTTTTCCTCTGGAACTAGCAACATCAGTACCAGATAATATTTGTTCAGAATCTACATCTATTGTACTTTCTTCAATCAATGATTTCATAGCAGAACCACCAATTTGTCTTTCAATAACAGAACCAAATGCGCCTATCATGTTTGAGTTGCTACTATTTCCTACTTCCTTCTCCATTTCAATATAATCACCACACTTAATAAGAGAATTTAATTTAACATCTTCACGTCTGGCATTTTCTGCTAAATCTTTTACTCCACTTAAAACAAATTCAGGAGTAATGCCTAATTCAGCAGCCTTATTTTTTACTTCCTCTGTTACAATTCTCATAATTCTTTCCTGTCTTAACAATAAAAATGCGTGGGCTTTTGCCTTTACTACATCATTACAAGCAAATATTTCCATATACTTAGCAACTATATCATGTGTGTTACTAACTCCCCTGGATATAGACAGAGCAAATGCTATTTCTTTCTTTGTTGCATTTTTCCTTTTTTCTACAAATTCTACATAAGTATTACCAGACTTAGAAAACATATATCTACTCTTATGTTCATCAAAATTAGTGTCCATTAGATATTTTTTCTTACATACGAAACTACCTACTACAGTTCTACACCAACCCTTTTCTGACCAATTCTTACCTGCTTCTTTATACTGGTAATCTTTTGGATGAACCAATTTAGCCTTGTAAAGTATCTGAACAATTCCACCATCATCTGCAATTGTCCATTCGTCCTTCTTAGCGTCACGCCAATCCGGGATTAATGCTGGGACAGTAGCCCCAGAGTTTTTAAAGAAGGAAACAAAGTCTTCCTCACTGCTAAACACAAAATAACTAATACCCTTTATGTCCTGATATTTTACATCTACTCCATTAACATTGTCATAATATGTAACTGGCATTTATATCCTCTCAACCATATTATAATTAACACAAAAACAAGATAGTATTGTAAACAATTCGGGTAAACTTTCGATATTAAGATGAATATGATTAGCACCATTACCAATCACAATCTTTTGATACCATTTGTAAATAGATTCGTTTTGGTTATAACAAAAATAACCATTTAAGCATGGAATTTCATAATAATAAGTATTCTTAATAAACCCAATTTTTAATAAATGTTTTATTGTTAATTTTAATTGCTCCATTTTATATTTTCTCAACCATTATCTGATTAAGTATAGCCTTTGCAGCAGTTGTATTCTTATCTGCAAATGCCTGCTCAAGCGAAGTAACATAATTATCAATCAAAAGGACAATTCTGTCACTCTCTTTAATTACATTTGCCTTTG